GAGGCCGACATTGATCTCCGCTCCGGTGTTTAGTCCCAACCCATAAGGAACACCTTCATAAAGCGTAATACATACTTCATTGATGCCTCCGTTTATCTGCTCTTCAAACAGCTTGAATCGGGCATATTTGAATTTCTGATTTATCCTCTCTTCGAGAAGCTCAACCTTTCTCACGACAAAGCGGTCGATGAGATAAAGTTCTTTGTCGAGCCTTTCCAGTTCCTCATTGAGCTTTTGGAGCTTCGCTTTCAGCTCGGCTATTCTGACCCTTGCATCCTTCGCAGAGTCCAGAGCGGCGAGCTTCTTTCTTTCTCCTGCGAGCTCGTCGTCGAGTGCTTTTGTATCTACTGAGAACGCTGCCTCTTCTATCTTCAGAGCAACTTTTGTTATCTCGGCTTTTATGTTACCGATTTCGTCACTGGATATATCAGTCTTGCTGTTTTCAAGCTCTCTGATCTCCGTTGTAACCTCTGTAATCTTGGCATCAAGTTGAGTAACAGCCTCTTTGCTTCCATCGATCTTTGACTCAAGCTCGGTGACTTTGCCTTTCATCTCTTCGATGGAGGCTGCAAGCTGTTTGCCTTCAGTCTGTATCTTTTCTATCTTTGTAGCTTTTGCCTCGTTTGCTTTCTCTTTCGCTTCGGAGAGTTTATCTGCCGGAAGGTCCTGACCACATGACGGACATTTTCCCTCAATCTGAACCTCTGATTCCTGTATCTGATAGAACTCATTGCGAAGCTCTGTTCTGCGTCCTTCTTTGTTTTCTACGCTCTTAACAAGGTCGTCGATGTCGGCAGACATCTTCTTGATTGCACGCTCATGTATGCCCTTGTCCTCTTCGAGCTTTGCACGGTTCGACTTAAGCGATTTGAGCTGTGTGTCTATGTCTCCGTATGCCTTGTTTGACGCTTCGGTGAGGTCAGCCTCAAGCTCTGCTTTTTTCCTTCTTAGCTCGCTTGTATCCGTGCCGGCCTTCTTGTTGCTGATCTGCTCTTCGAGGTCAGCTATCTTTGCTTTGATGTCTTCCTCTACATAGTCAGCGACTGGGTTTATGACAAGATTGGTGAGCTCGTCTATCCGCGAAGGAATGTCTTTAATTTCTTCATTGATTTTCTTTCTGGACTCGGTGCTCTTTATCTTTTGCTTGTCCAGAGGGCGAGTCGCCATGATGGGTTCGAGCGGTGCAAGTTCGCTGCTTGATGCGATAACGTCTGCGTCTGGTATGTCGCCGACAACTTCCATGAGAATAGCTCTGCGTTTTTTCCAGTCCAGTTTCTCATTGAAGTAGAAAGGATCTGTGACAAGCTGGAAAATCTCAGGAGAGATGAGTTCTTTTATCTTCTCGTCAAAGTCCTTTTTTTGACATGAAACGCCGTCGATAGCGTACTTTGTCTCGTGGCCTGTCATAGCCTCTGCCGAGGAACCACGCTTTGTTTGCCATTTTTCTTTGAAGGTTTTCTCAAGCTGAAGCGGTTGCCCGTCAACTTCGAGAATAAGCTCAACATAGTGGTCAAGGTAGTGAACTTCCTGACCTTTGCCGTCCAGAGTCTTAATCTGAAAGTTTGATTTGCCTTTTGAGTCCTTATCAAAAAGCACCCATGTGAAAGCGTCCTGTACTGTTGTTTTGCCTGAGGCATTGTCTCCGAATATCGAAGTGACACCGCGGTCAAAGTCAATGTTCATAGAGGTTATGCCTTTAAAGTTTTGGATAGACATATGTCTGATGATGATTTCCATAGTCCCTTGCCTCCTTGTTTGTTTCTCAGTAAAGCACCGGGAAAGATGTATATGAAGGAGTCCAAACCTTCTGCATTTAACTGCTTGTCGGTCTTCCGATGCTTTACAGAGTCGCAGTATTCTTTCCTTACCCCTGCGACACGGGTACCGGGATATTTTCAAGAGATGCCCATTAACTCTCCGGCAAATGCTCTGCTAACTTCTTGCATCCGCTTTTTATTGCCGGTTCTATCAGGCGGAAAGCGCATTCTGTTATTCTCTGTAAAGTGCCTGAATAGGAGTCGAACCTATCACCCGGTATACGCGCCACGCGTAGCTCAGACACTCAACAGAGGGGCGGCTATCAACTTCCGCCCGACTGCACAACTAATTTTCGACAATCATACTTTTAATTGTTGCTTCCCTTTCGGGGCATGGGATTAACCCATAGTGCCGTTAACCTTAGGAGTGTATGATTATGAGCTTTTTACAGCCCTTAATGCTTTTCTTGCCTGTAGCACCTTTTGAAAGTGTTCATAGTCGAACCTTTCAAAATTGAGCCTTGTCCTTATCGGCTTTGATGTTTCTTGTGTCATGCTGCTACCGCTTCTTTTTTCTGGATGCGCTCCATGTATATGTTCAGGCTCTCTTCTGTGGTGAAGTCGAATGCCTCTGCGTCTTCTACTCTTTGAGCTTCACTTGAATAAACGATTCCCTGAAAAGGTCTGCTGTCGCCTTCAATGATAGTGACCGCCATCTTGTAGCCGTTATCAAACTTGACAGCACCGAAGCCTGTGGAGTGATCCCAGATAATGTCTTTTACTGTTTTCATGTGCGCCTCCGTGTGTTTATCCGTTTGGATATTAAGAATCTAATCCATTTGGATAGTTAAGTCAATATTATTTTATCCATTTGGATATTATATTTTCTCCAATAATAGGGTTATAATTAAGTATCAATAATTTATGCGGTGGCTGTGATGGGAAAAAAGACCATATTGATTATTATTATGTTGGCTGTTCTTGCTATCGGATGCACTCAGAGGTACCCATTAACAATGGCGTCAATCCAGAATAATAAGATGTTCAAGGGTACGATAAATAGCGATCTCACAATGAGTGTTACTGATAACGATGGATTGTTATATAATGGGCTCTGGACATGTGTTTCTGATGTTCCTATAGTATCTCTACTTTCTCACTATGCATATGGTGCGAAAATTGAAAATCTTGAAAATCTTGGTAAACATAAATGCAAGGCTGTTTTAGTTAATAACAATAAAGTTGTTCAGGTACGACATAAACCCCAATGGCTTTCAAGTCGATATTGTCGGCAAGGTTGTGATGGCGTTTAAGAAGCTGTAGGCAATAAAAAAGGCGACCAAAAGGCCGCCTAAGTATTGTTAGTTTCTAAAATTACTTAAGCAAAAAACAAGTATTTTATCAAAGCTATTACTCCTGTAACAGCAATAGCCGTTACTCCACCCTTGACCCAAGTCATGCCCTCTTCAAGCCTTGCAACTGATTTGGCGACATTGCCCATATCTGTATTTAAGTTAGAGCAAATAGTGAGAATATCGTCAATTTTACCATCACGATTCTTCTCATTGGCCTCAAGAACCGCTACTCTCTCACAAAGCTGACTGTCACTCATTTCAGATTCACTCCCTGATGTAGTTAGTGTCGTTAATGGATCCTTATGCTTATTAGACGTATTATAAGTATAATCGTTCATTTGGCTTCCAGCAATAGGATTTGCAAAAGCCATAATACATGTCATACCCGCTATACATACCTTTTGTCTCAATGTTGTAGTGTCACTATATGTAACATCGTCATACAACATTTGACTGTCTAAATCTAAGAAACCATTCATTAGAATACCTTTGAATATATTGCAAGAAGTTTCTCAAAAAATATTCCATGTATTTCATCAACGCTACCTTTGCCAACGAGCCCATTGGTCTTAGGTGGAACAGCTATATCAATAGAAGCTCGTGAGCTCACTGGTAATAAGGTCCCTCTATCTTCATTATATTCAAAGAAGACATTTTCAAACACTCTAATAGTATTTGCATTGTCTTTGATCTTTATATCATCCGAATTATATACCCTAAAAGTTTCGTACTTAAAATCACCGAAGGACTTCATTAAACGCTGTTTTGCTTCTGGCTCAATAGTATTATTATGTAATACTATCAAAACTCCTATTTTCACAATGCTATGGCTGTCTATTATATTGTTTAACAAGTTCCATATCCTTAATGACACCTCTCTGAAATACTGAATATTCATTATAGTATCTTCGATTACAGACTCTCTAAACTCTATAGAAATGCCGTTATTGTTAACTATTACATAAAACTTTCCTTTATCACTAGAAAAAATAAAGTCGTTTTTATCAACTGTAACTCCTGGGGCTATTTGCATCGGTGCTTGATACTTAACTTCTGTACCAAACTCAGTCTCTAATACCTTCTTAAACTCATCTGTATGTTGTGCAATTTCAGCATACATAGGGATATTGATGATACATACTAATTGCATTGGAAGCCACTTATCCATAAATCACCTCTTTTATAACTCTTAATAATCTTCTATATGTTTAACTCAGAAACACTTTTTATCTTGTCACCTTTGCCCCGAATTCTCCGAAGTAGGCAAGTTCCTTGTTTACCACACTTAAATAACGCTACAGCTTGCAGCTATTCATTATCGTCGTATTTTTTAACCACGATGAAAGCACCTGGAGTTATCACGGCTATGGAAAGGCATACATGGAAGATGTTGTTTATGATGTGGTGTATTAATGAAAAAGATCTCTGAATATTCTTTTATATTTTTTATAGGTATACTTTGGTTGATTATGGGATCTGTGGTCCTTTACAATTTTTTCGATTTCATTTCCTTGATTTTTTATAAGGTTCTTTCAGTAGAGTTTCCATTAAACATATATCTAGTGACAGGTTTCCTGATAGTGCTCCATACAATGTATAGTTTTCTAAAAGATTCACTTAGCCTAGCGTTCCAAAAGAAAGACTTTTTAGGTATACTTATTGGATCAATAATGTTTTTAGCTTTATCTACATTAATGATACCTTTGATTGTTATGGGCTTTCCTTTATTGGTTTATTTTCGCTTTAGTAATAAAAAAGGCGACCAGCCCAAAGTCGCCTAAATAGTAAATAACTATTTATAATATTGTAATGATTTCTTAATATTAACGAGTTGTATTAATGAAAGCTCATCACAAGAAGAGTAGTCAATCCCAAGAAAGTCTCTAGCAAAATTCTTGATCCAATCAGGGCTTTGATTATTTGCCTTTGCAAACTCATTGATCTCTCTGATAATCAAATCTCGATTAAGCTCTTTTTGTTTAATATTATTGTCTTTTTGAGTAATATCCGAGTCTGCTAGATTGCTATTAATAATAATTACGTTATTATTGCCACATTTAATAGTGGTCGCCATTTACACACCTCCACGCAAAATTAATAACTACTACAATATAATTATATATTTACGTATTTAGTGTGTAAACGTAATGTTTAACCAAATAACTTGTCTTGATCTTCTTTTGTCTTGGTAAGGCTTTCAATCAGTTTGTTTAAAAAAGCCTCATTTGCGTATGGTAGCAGCTCAAGGATCTGCTTGTGTTTTGGATTTAATGGTTGCTGCGGGCCATTTTTAATATTTGAATCTTGAATGTTTGACCCTGTAATAAACTGGTTACCATCACCACCAGTCACATTAATATCTCCAGTGTTTGTGTTTTGACTATTATCTGTGATATTTGTTTCGCCAAAGAAATATGAAACAGGCAATTCTAAAACATTAGCAATTTTAGCAAGCGTTGCATTTGTGGTTCCTTTGCGAGCACCAGTTAAAAGTCTATTAAGCGTCACCTCTCCAAGCTTTGCTTTTTTGGTTATCTCGCCCTGAGTCATACCAGAGGCCCCTACGGCTTTGATAAGTCTATCTCTAATTATTTCATCAATATCTAATTCATCGTAACTCATAACTCTTTATACCTCATAAATATCCAACTGGCTAATATCCAAATGGGTAAATAATCTTATTGACTTTATCCAAATGGATAGTTATTATTTCAGCAGGAGGTCAGCATGAACCTTAAAGACTACCTTGAGCAAAACAAAATTACTCAAACAGCTTTCGCATTAGAAATTGGTGTTAAGCCCCTTGCTGTTCATAGATACATATCTGGTGCACGCAAGCCTGAGGCCCCTGTACTTCAAAAGATTGAAGAGGTGACAGGTGGCAAAGTAGCTTACGAAGACTTCTATGAAAAAGACAAAGCCACTGCTTAATCCTCGTCGCAATAGATGAGTTCGGCTTCTGATATCCAGAGCTGACCTTGTTCATCTGTGTGGCAGATTATAACGCTTTCGCCTGTACCCATATCTACGGGGTAGGCTGCTTTAACTTTAATGCTCATATAACCTCCTTCTGATACTTATTATCAGCGGGATTGAGAAGAAAATAAAGAAACTTATAAGGATTTAAAGTTTATGAAAAAGAGCTTTGAAATACTATCGAATATACGCTCTCACGCAGGGATACATCTTATCTCTGACACATTCAAAGTATCACCGGAGACTGTAAAGCCGTGGTGTCTCGACCCTGAGTCTGAAACAGGCAAAACAAGCCATGTGGACCGCATGAAAAGATTTATTGATCAGCTTCGGGAGCTGGGGCTCTATGGTGCTGTCAACGACCTCCGCTATTTATTCTTTCCTGATGTGATTGCAACGACTGAAAAACCAATACAGCAAACCGCTGTTGAATATACCACGCACGCACAGATTCTTTTTACTGACCTTATTAAAGCCTTGGAAGATAACGACGTTACCGAAAAGGAGCGCGAACAGCTGCTTACTGATCTTGAGCAACTAAAACTGGAAATATCGAAACTTGAGGGGCAGTTGAAATGACAACATATAAATGCCCTCGCTGTGGAAATATTGTTTTTTATGACGGTAAAGGTGAAGCGCCGGAGAAATGCATACAACGAGTTGTAAAGAACGGTAGGCGTCGCTCATGTGGAACGAGGCTTAAAAAACAGCACGAAATAAAAGACGAGAAGGTAAAAGCCATATGAGCTACGACAAGTTTAAACCAATTATCTTTGGCAACGGAAAGTTCGGCAGAAAGACACGGCCGCTGCTTGCAACCAATTTGGAAACTAAGCCAGCACCAGAGAAGTTATTTGCCAAATATGAGCTGATAAACGGCGTATGGAAAGTAAAGACAGTAACAGGTGTTTATAAGTATGCCTCATACGAAAAACTGGTCTGCGGACTCTCCGATATGGAGTTTCTCGGACTGGTTCCAAAAGGTACAACGGAGGGATTGAGGAAATGACAGAGGAAGAATTATATATAGCCGTCATAGAGAAAGAAGGCAAAGAAGAACAGATCAGGCAGCTTCAGGAAGAGTGTTCAGAGCTTGCTGTGGCACTGTCTCACTTTTGCAGAGGAAGAGAGAATGCAATTGATGAGGTGATTGAGGAGCTTGTTGATGTTGAAATCCTTCTAGATCAGATGAAACAGAACGTTTTCACATATAAAGGACAACGAAAGCGCATAAAACACATGAAGCTCGCAAGGTTAGCTGAAAGAGTCGGCGAGACATACGAGGCTGAATAATGAGCACGTTTAACAGGTAAGTGTCCTTTCTTCACATATGTTGAGGAGACTTGCTCATATTGCCCATTGGATATTTACGATGATTGCTCTTTTGAGCTTTCGCCAGAGATGAAAAAGGCTTTTGCTCGCAGAGAAAAGAAGATTTAAAAACAACAGCCGTTAGGCATACAAGGGGGTGCGATATGAGATAGATCATCACCCGAATGAACAGTTTGAATTGAGTAACGTAAGTGTGGCGGGGTTGGATTGAGCCCCGCCGTTAAAAAGGAGAGGAAATGAGGAAGAAAATATATTTGGCTATACCATACACACATCCTGAAGAGACAGTATGAGAAACCCACTTGCGAAACAGACCGAGTGCGTGTCGTGGATGATAACAGTGCCGGCAAACAAGGTTGGCGAGTTCTTGTACGAAATAGACAGGGCGAAGACTACTGGAGAATGGAAGCGTTTCAGGCTCTCTCGTCACATCAGAAGCCCGAAAGACGGTGATAGGGCATATGTGGTCTATGACGGCAAGATACGCGGTTATATGCCTATTATAGGGCTTGAGTGGAATGACGGTTTCATATGCACAACAACAGGTATTAAGTGGGCGGAAGGTCAATACCTGCTCTGCAAGATGGCTGAATATAAAGAGCTGCTTATCAGTATCGAATGTAAAGGCTTTCAGGGCATCCGCAGAGTTGACTTTGAGAAGTTTCCGAAGCTGAAAAGAAATAGAGGTGTGGTGTGACACATAATCAGGCAATGGAGTGGTTTCCGGTCAGGCTGAGATTTATGAACTGGAATGATGAAAGGTTCGCAATGACAAATGAAATGATAGATCATTCCCGCCGGTATTCTGAAATGTGGATAGAGGCTCAGTTTCGTCCTGAGATGCGGGAGTATTGCCCACGGTGCGGGAGCGAGCTTATCGCTATATATGGCGTTGGGTGGGACTATGACCGCAAGGTGTGTGGAAAGCGGGGATGTGACTATGAGATCGAGTTTGAAACAACTACAGACCTTTATGAGCATGAGCCTGTTTTATGCTCCGAAAGTAAAATATAAATCCGCTTATTTTACCATGAGCGGGTGAAAGTAAAATAAAAGACTCATCCTAATTTTATTCAAATTAGTAAGACTGAGTTATCAATAAGATATAGGCGAGAAACTATGTAAACAGGGTTTCTTATGTCAATAGATTTTGAACTGTTAAGTAATAGTTGATAGTTGGAGAAAATAGAAATGTTGACAAAAGCAGACGTAAAACATTATGATAGAGATGTTAAAAATCTCTCAAGGCAGAGTCCGTACTGTTCTTACGGAACAATCACAAATTCTGCCAATATACCCATGCGTAAGCGTGGTTATCATAAGCTCCAGTGTACCATCTCCGTGAGGATTGGTGCGGTTGTCCTTGAGAGACCGTTAACACCACTGGGGCTTTTTACGTCTGTTAAACGTAATCAGCCTCCAATAATCTCAAGGAGGCTCAATATGGGCAAATCTGACACTATCAGTGTATCCACTGAAACTCTATCCAAAATCACAGATTCTATAGGTACTGTAGCAGCATCCATTAGTGGACTTAGCCAGCTTTTACAGTGCGGAGAAACATCAAATGACCGTCTCGAGATGATGCTCGAGGTCTTTTCAAACGTCCTTCATGACGACTACGACAAGCTTAATAAAATAGTATATGGCGAGGTGTAAAAATGAAATGTTGTATATGCGAGAAAGAAATCAGTGTTGAAAACAAGGATATCCATTACAGGTTTAACGAATATGAGAAATCAGTCTGTTTTAAATGTGGATTAGAGATGATGCCTCAAAAAGACAATAATGCAGGTACTAAAGCAATCATGGATTTTATTTATGAACACTGCGGAGGGTTTATTCATGAGAACGAGTTTGGGCAGGAAACATGCACAGTGCTTGAATCGGATTTAATTAGCTATATCAGAAAAAGCTTATAAGGAATTAATTATGGCAAGACCTACTAAAAGCAGTTTTGATTACTTCTCTATGGATGTTGTTTTAGATAAAAAGTTTCGCCTTTTTAAGGCTAAATACAAACTCATGGGAATTGGATTTATAGACTGTCTTTTTAGAGAAATATACAGCGAAGGTTATTATCTCAAATGGGATACTGAAACTCAATTATTGTTTGCTGATGAGTATGCAATTGATGAGTTAATGTTAACAGAAATGGTAGTTTTTGCTGTCAATATCGGCTTTTTTGATGCTGAAATTTACGAAAAGTACCAGATATTGACATCGTCAGGTATCCAAAAAAGGTGCGCAAAAGCATCAGAGCGTAGGGCTTGCATCCAATTTAGTGAAGAATTATTGCTCATAGACCCTAACCATGAAGACTTTAAAAAGGTCAAAATAGAGTTAATACCAACAGAAACCGAGTTAATGTTAACAGAAACCGAGTTAATGCATGAAAAAACACCACAAAGGAAAGTAAAGGAAAGTAAAAGAAAAGAAAAAGAAATACCCCCCTATAGTCCCCCCTTGGAAAACCCCATTGAAAATATCGAGCTTCCAGATTTCCTCGACAGGGAGACTTGGGTTCGTTGGGTTCGTTATCTCAAAAAGAAAGATAACCCTCTGCTTGAGGAGTCGGCACATCTGCAAATACGCAAGCTTATCCAGTGGCACGCTCAAGGACACGACACCGCAGATATCATCAATCGTAGCATTATGAACGGCTACAAAGGACTGACAGAACCGACAAAAAAACAGGAGGCTAATTCATGGGCGAAGTAAATTATTTTATCAAAGCAGAGCTTAAACGACTCTGTGACTACTACGGTAAGAATATGCCTGAGTCACAGGCGGAAATATGGCTAAAAGACCTTACCGAAAAGGGTTTTAGTGCGAAAACTATGGAAAGTGCTGTGGCTGAAATATCAACCCAAAGTCAAAAGTTTCCTTCGTTCTCTGAACTGCTCTCAACCTTGATGCGATACCATGTCGAAGCACCAGAAAGAGAATACGTTAAAGGCTGTAAAAAGTGCTCAAATGGACTTGTAACGGTAGTTTTAAAGAATAATGACCACTGGTTTCCAACAGTGTTTCGCTGTAACTGTTCAGCCTCTACTAACTGGGCGCAGGAAATTAAAAGCATCAGTGAGCATGAGATAAAGCACGATCTCAGGTCAGGTGTTTACTTTCGCGAGTACGAAAACTCAGGCGACTATGTTTGTAATGAATATCTTGAATATCGCAAAAAGCTACACGAACCAATGGAAGCAGTAAACAACAGCGCTGATGAGATAAAAAAGCTTGGTGACTACATCAAAAACAAAGAAGGTGCAGCATGAGTTTTTTTAGCCCTGAAAAGTGTGTTGAGTGTGAAAAGAAGTGCCTCGACTATCAGGATCATGGCTCTAAAACCTACACGGTGGATATAAAGCCGACAAGCGGTGACTGTGATAATGCAAATGCTCTCAGTGCTCCGAATGTGAAAGGCGGGTTTTATCGTTTCAATCGTGGAAATTGGTTCAAGAGGTATCTTGAAAATCAATTCTCAGAGGCAGGGAGTGTGCCAGAATGAACGGAGCCATGGTAAGTAACACGTCGGCATGCGAAGATAAGAAAACGCTCTTTAGAATCGAAATAAAGGCGAAGTGTGTTAGCACGAATGACATAATGCGGATGCACCACCGTAGGCTGACGAAACTCAAGAACGACTATGGTTGGCATATCGCTGTCGCTATTTGTCAGCAGAGGATAAAGCCTGTGACGGAACCTTGCAGGATACGTTTTACCCTGATTAAACCGAAGACGAATAGCGGTGTCAGGGACAAGCAAAACCTCTCTCTCACTGAAAAGATTTTTACTGACTGGTTCGTGAAAAAGGGCGTGTTTAAAGACGACAACATGAATCACATCATCAACACGACTCTTGATATCATCATTGATCCTGCAATCAATGAAGAAACAATCATCTACGAAGCCGTGGAGGTGTGAGGTATGAACGCTGTTTATGTGTCACGCGAAGACCAAATGGAAGAGCTTGAGCGTAGTTATAAGTTCAAACATCTGCTGCAAGTTAGGGATGTTTGCAACATCATGGGTATTTCTCGAAGCGAGTTCCACAGGAAGTACAACGAAGGTTTCTTCCATGAGATGGGAGAACTGCCAGAGTCGGAAGATAGGAAAGGGCGCAGGATTCCAAAGATGGTTCTTTTTGAGTATCTCCGCAGTCTTTATGAAACCAATTAGGTTAATTAGAAAAAGTTAGTTATTAGAGGTAGTTATGAAGGTTGTAGTTAAGACTATACAAGAAGATTTAGACGAGCAGATAGCGAAACTTACAGCGGAAGGTAAGAAGATTACCTGTATTGAAATGACAAGTGCGGAGCTGGAGCAGTTTAAGAAAGAGCTTGAGTCGTTGCTTCATTTTGACATTAAGCGTGTCGGACAGAAGAATCAATATCGCGGCTATGAGATTAAGATTGTAGAGCCTGCGCCAAAGTATAACCGTGAGCTTGGCAACATCGGGCCGTTTGGCGTGTACGAGAATCCGTGCTTGCCAAAGGATAAAGTTATCTTTACGCCGTTGCCAAGACCTAGTAGGAAAAGCCTTTGGCTTGATATGCTGAATAAGATACACAATAAAGAAATTAAGCTTCCTGAGTTTGACAGATGGCCTGACTGGTTTGACTTTGAAGATCAGAGCAGGATAAACAGACTCACAAAAGAAGTCGTTCGTCTTGGTCAAGTAGCCAACGAGCTTAAGAACAATTACGTTCAGGCTGAAAAAGACAAAGCAATTATGCGTGATGCTCTGATGTCAATCCAGCATCTTACAAAGTCTGAAACTGGATCTGTAGCTATTCAGTGTAACCAGTGGTCAACATCCGCACTTGACCAGGTGAAGCCATGAAAGCAATAATGATAATATTGGCAGTTATTTCCGTCTGTTTATGGTTGCTTTATGTATTAGAAGACCTGAAAGAGCACGCACAGCGCAAATGGTGGAGCGATAAAAGCCTGTTAGAGCGGATTAAGTATAAACTGTGGAAAAGGAAGGCAAGAAAGAGTTATTTAAGGAGCGCTGCTAGTGAGGCTTGGGAATGGCAACAGCGGTATGAAAGATTAGACCGAATTACATCTCACAGAATCCAAGCCCTTGAACTTCAGAACGAAGCGCTTACTCGCCAGCTTGTAAGAAGCGCACATTTCTCTACACCTGCACTTGTTGTTCATGTTGATGGTTGTGAAAACTGTAGAGATAAGGGTAGAGAGAGATATGCCGGAGCAGATATGTCTATCCCACAGACAGAAGAGTTTACTATGCCTGTGGATAAGTTTGAAAGAATGATTGGTATTAAGGCGTGGTGATATGAGTAGTCAATATTACGGTAAGTCTTTCACTGAGTCTATGAAAAAGCAAGAATGGTTATTCGCGCATACTCCACAAGGTAATGGCTTTATGGATATGTTTACAAGTCGAGCTCGACAAATGGGAAAGACGCATATGTATACAAGGTTTATTCAAGAGATCATATTGAAGCGGAACGCCAAGCTTAAACAGGTTGACCCTGACCTGTGTGCTACCTTAAGACAGGTGCGTGATGCCTGTTAAGACAGACGATCTTTATACACCTGCATGGTGTGAGCGCAACAAGGGCAAGCTTCTAGGTTGGGGGGCATCAAGAAGAGTATACGAGTGTAAGAGCTCGCCTGATATGGTGATTAAGGTGGAGAAGGGCGAATACGCACAAAACCTTTATGAATATCACCTTTACAACAGCTTAAAGATTAGTTGCGAGATAGGGCGCCGACATATTATTCATTATTTTTGCCCGGTGCTTGACCTATGTGGCCTCGGTAAATATATAATTATGCCGAAAGCAAAGATTATGACTTCATATAATCAAATACCAAAAGTATTTAGGCGTATATTCAATGACCTTAAACCGTCTAATTTTGGTTATTATCGTGGGCTGCCAGTGTGTGTTGATTACGGTATTTTGATGGAGATGCACGCAGTAAACAAGATACTCGATATTGACGATGAGCTTCGGAAAGAGCGAGAAATATTAGCTAAAGCTTAATTACTGTCCAAATAGTCCCAATAGCAACACAGAGATCTGAAAAACCTTATACCCTAGCGGTATGAGTAACAAAGATAAGCTAAATATCCAGCAGCAAAAGTTTGTTGATGCGTATATCGAGAATGGCGGTAAGCCTATTCCTGCGTGCGAAACCGCAGGCTATAAGCAGCCCCACGTTAAAGCTTATCAACTCCTTAAACTTCCCAAAATCAAAGAAGCTATAGACGAGCGCAGAGAAGAGATCATGGTTCGTCTTGGTATTACACCAGAACGAACACTTGCTGAGTTCGCGTGTTCTGCTTTCGTGGATCCAATTGAGTTCTTTGATGAGTCTGGAAATCTTAAAAAGCTAAAAGAAATGCCTGAATCTGCCAGAAGGTCAATATCTTCAATAAAGGTGCGTAAACAGCACTTTGGAGAGTATGACAAGGACGGCAAGAAGATCCTTGATGATGTCGTTGAGGTAAAACTTAACGATAAGACCAAGAACCTTGAAAACATTTCAAAACATCTTGGCCTTTTTGAGAAAGATAACGAGCAGCGTAACCCCGGTGATGCTGTTAGAGAGCTTCTTGATATGGTCACAGGTAAGAGTTCATCGGGAGGGCTGCCAGTAAATGAAAACTGCTGAGCAAGAAATCCCAAAAGAACAACTTGAACAAACGATAGGCGACCAGTGGTGGAGGCTTAACAATCTCTACTACATCACCGACAAAAAAGGCCGTAAGGTTAAGTTTAAGCCAAATATCGTCCAGACAATGTTTTATAAAAAAATCTGGTTCCGCAATATAATCCTAAAGGCTAGGCAATTCGGTTTTACCACGTTTATATGTATCCTATGGCTTGATGTATGCCTGTTTAACGAGAATGTTAGGGCTGGTATCATTGCACACAACCAAGAAGACGCTAAGAAGTTCTTCCGTGATAAAATCAAATTCGCCTATGACAATCTCCCAGATCACATAAAAGAGGCAAGGCCGGCTAAGAGAGATGCGGCTAACGAGCTCTTGTTTGAGTCTACAAACAGTTCAATCTATGTTGCGTCCTCTATGCGTTCAGGAACAATCAACTATTTACATATTTCAGAGTTTGGAAAGATAGCAGCAAAATATCCAGACAAGGCGAAAGAGATTGTTACTGGTGCTTTTGAGGCTGTTAGTTCTGATAATCTTATAGTAATAGAATCTACTGCAGAAGGGCGTTCTGGTTACTTCTTCGAATATTGTCAAACTGCTCAGGCCCTTAAAGATATGGGTGCAAAACTCACATCTCTTGATTTTAGATTTCATTTCTTCCCTTGGTATGACAACCCAGAATATCAGCTCGATGGAAACATAATCATATTTCCTCGCCTTTCAGAATATTTCAAAGAACTTGAATCGAAAGGTATAGAGCTTTCTGATGCACAAAAGGCTTGGTATGTGAAGAAGCACGGCACACTCGGCGATGATATGAAACGCGAGTATCCGAGCACCCCTGAGGAGGCGTTCTTTGCTTCTATTCAGGGAGCATACTTCAAGACAGAAATGCAAGAGGCGAGAAGAACAGGGCGCATTACAAAGGTGCCTTACGATAAGTCTTTCCCTGTTGATACATATTGGGATCTTGGTGTTAACGACACAAACGCAATCTGGTTTGCTCAAACTGTTGGGCGTGAGGTTAGATTTATTGATTACTATGAAAACTCTGGCGAAGGCTTAAAGCATTACTTAGATGTCCTTAAAGAACGTGGATATAACTATGGTAAGCATTATGCCCCACATGACATAGAGACAAGAGAATATACAACAGGCGTTTCACGTAAGGAAACTGCTAGATCATACGGAATAGTATTTGAAACTGTTCCACGTGTCTCAGCCAAAGAGGACTCTATAGAGGCTGCAAGAGCCGCTATAAATATAAGCGTATTCGATGAACAGAAATGCAATACAGGAATAGTTCATCTTGAGTCATACCGGAAACAGTGGGATGAAAGGCTTGGATCCTATAAATCACAACCATTACATGATGAACATTCTAATGGCGCAGACGCGTATCAAACGTTTGGTCTTACTCATATTTCAAAAATCAATAGAGGGGTCGGCACAGTTAAAAGACGTGTTGTAACCAGCAGCGCAGGAGGTTGGACATGAGCGGCATAGGCGATCATGGTGAGTTCGGCCTTACTGTAAAGAGTAATGCTGACATTGATAGAGAGCAAGAAAGAGAACAGATAGATTTACAAAAGCAAGAGAATCCAAAAAATGGACTTGCTTCATATGTTCGCACCTGTTGGGATTCTGCAAGAAATGCAAAATCAGAAATACAGACTAGAATAGAAAAGTCTCATAGGCAACGTAAAGGTACATATGAGCCAGATAAGCTTGCTCAGATAAAGCAGCATGGTGGTTCTGAAATATTTATGAAACTTACAGAGGAAAAGTGTGTTGCTGCTGAGGCTTGGTTTACAGATATACTGATTGGTCAGCAAGATAAGCCCTGGGGAATAAAACCAACACCTGTTCCTGAATTACCTAGGGATGTTAAACATATGCTGCGCGGCGAGCTTGCTATGAAGCTTAGAGAGGATATCTCTCTAGGGCTTGTTTCTATGGAAGACTTTCAAGAAGCAGCAGAGAACGTAGAAAATGATCTACATACTCATTTAGTGTCCAAAGCAAAAAAAGAAGCTGCTGAGCTTGAAGTCGAGATGAACGACATTCTTGAGGAAGGTGGTTACTATTCTGCACTAGAAGATGTAATTACGGATCTAACAACTTATCCATGTGCATTTATTAAAGCTCCAGTTGTACGTTTTAAGCCTAAACTCGGTTGGGATGATTACAGCGGAGAAATAAAAGTCAAAGAGTCGCTATCGTTGGAGTTTGAAAGAGTGAGTGCTTCAATGATATATCCGTCACCATCATCTACCGATATTGGAGACTCATACTTATTTGAGCATCATAGATTACTTAAGGGTGACTTGTACGATCTGATAGGTGTGGGCGGCTTTGACGAGGTGGCGATTCGGTCAGTGCTTGATGATTCGGCACTAATGTCTGCTCATACTTGGTTGGATACAGAGACACAGAGAAACCCTGAAAATGGTGAGATGAAGGATTATGAATCTTCTGACCCTGATGCAAAAATTGACGCATTACAGTTTTGGGGAAGCATAAGCGGAAAGCTTCTTATCGAATATGGGATGAGTAAAGACGATATTCCTGATCCTGAAGCGCAATATGATGTTGAAGTTTGGCTTATAGGTAGCGAAGTTATAAAGGCTCAAGTCAACCCTGACAAGCTCGGCAGGCCCCCATACTATAAGGCTTCATTTCGTAATGTGCCTGGTAGCTTTTGGGGCGAATCACTTTGTGATGTTATTAGAGATATTCAAGACGTTTGTAATGCTACTGCAAGAGCTCTTGTTAATAATATGGCGATATCTTCTGGCCCTCAGGTGGCTGTTAATTCTAAAGAGCTTGCTGCCGGTGAAGATATAAAATCAATGTATCCCTGGAAAATCTGGCAATTCGAGAATCCTCAAAAGACTCCTATATGGTTCTTTCAGCCTAACAGTATGACTAATGAGCTTATGAAGGTTTATGAGTTTTTTAGTAATGAGGCTGACAATAAAACTGGACTTCCTAAATACGCATACGGACAGGGCAATCAAGGTGGTGCTCTTAGCACTGCTACAGGTTTCTCTATGATGATAAACAATGCAACCAAGCTCATAAGGGCTACTGTCCGAAATATCGATCGTGGTCTAATCGTTGGACCGCTTAAAGGACTGTATTACTGGAAGCAAATATACATGCCATTCGAAAACTATACTGGCGATGCGAATATTGTAGCAAAAGGATCCTCCGCTTTAGCAGCTAAAGAACAACAGCAAATGAGAAGACAAGAACTGTTATCTATCATGCTGCATCCAAATGTAATGCAAATAACAGGCAAGGACGGACTTGCATCTCTGCTTCGCGGAGTTGTTAAGGGTGCTGATCTTGATGTTGACGATATTATCCCATCAAAAACTGAAATGACAGCCAATGAGCAAATCATACAGATGCAACAATATATAGCTCAGCTAGAAGCGTCCACAGGTGTAAACCCTGCTGGTCAAGTGATGTCTGGCAAGGAGTATCAGACAGTATGAGACATGAAAAACCAACCAACAAGGCTTTAGCTGCAATGGTGGCGATGAATCATACTCCTGAGTTTAAAGCTTTCAAGGAATACCTTGAGAAAACCTTAGAAGCAGGCAAGCAGGCATTGATAGATGAAGTAGTTCCTAGGAATATTTTCAGGCTGCAAGGTAATTGTGAAGCAATTAGTACATTGCTTTCAGATATTGACACAGCTGCAGAGACAATAAAGAAGATACGCGCAAACACTGACAAGTAGTCAGCTTGTGCTTTCTATACAACGAATACCGCTAATGCGGCTCGGAGGAAAAGATGAGTAAAAAAAATACCAAAGGACTCGGCTTAGAAGAACTTGAAGCCGAATACCCAAATGGTATTCCGTCTGCAATAAGAAAGCAGATGGAGGAAATGGACGAATTGCTTGAAACAACTGAGGAAGAAGGTGAGCCCTCTGAATCAGAGGATCCAGAAGATATTCAGCCGGATGATGAGTCAGACGACACTGAGAACTTTGAGGATCTTCTTGATGATATCGAAGCTGAGGACACTCTGCCTGATGATGATGGAGATGATAGCAATGTAACGGAAGATGAACCAAAGCAGAAGGAAGAGAACGCAGAGTTCTGGAAAAACAAGTACAACGTCCTTAAAGGCAAGTACAACAGTGAAGTTCCAGGGCTTGCTAAACGTGTCAATGAGCTTATGGCTCAGGTATCTGATCTGTCGAGTAAGCTATCTGAATACCAAGATAAGCCTAATGATAATGGTAACGGTACTGATATCGATGATATCGACCCAACAGAGTTTTCAGAATACGGACCTGAATTTGAAAAGTCTGCTAAACACCAAAAGAATCTTAGCGACAGGCTTAAAAAGCTTGAACAGCAGATTGGTAATGGTGGTCAGCAGGAAAGCACAACGGGATCATTTTCAGAAAGGCTTGAGAGTGCATGTCCTAACTGGAGTATCCAGAATGAGGACAATAAGTTTGTTGGATGGCTTTATAGCGAAGGCAAGATAAACTCACTCACAAAAGCTTACAATGATGGTGACGCAGTGCGTTGTGCAGAGATATTCAATCAGTATCGTAAAGAATCTGGTAACTCATACCATTACGGTCCTATTGACGACGATGAAGCAAGCTCTGAGAAAAAGAAAGACGATATTCCAGATACGGTTAAAAACCAAGCAAATCCTTCCAGAAGAGGCGGTGGTGCAGCACCTTCCAAAAGGACTTATACGGTCGCAGAGGTAGAGAAGTTTAAAAACGACTTTACTAGCGGACGCTACAAAGGCCGGGAAAAAGCAGCCGAAAAGCTCATGAATGACATTGAGCTAGCTTATGAAGAAGGCAGAATTACCGGCTAATAAATGAGGTAATACTACAATGGGAGTACCTGTAAAATCTGGATACAACTCTCTTAGCGGCAAGCAAATTGCCAAGATATGGGCAACCAGAATTATCTGGCAGTTCTATCTTAGAACTGTTTTTGCTCATATAGCAAACACTGACTTTGAAGGTGAGATAAAAGATCACGGCGATACTGTCGTAATTACTATCGAACCTGATGTACTCGTAAACGATTACGTTATCGGCGAAGGACTGACTGACCAGAGGATTGAACCTGACACGGTGGAACTTCTGATTAATCATGCAAAATATTACTCATTCCTCGTCTATGACGTTGAAACAAAGCAGTCAACTATCAGCCTTAAGTTCACAAAAACGGCGGCTAACGCACTTAAGCAGGCTGTAGATAAGGATATCCTTAACTCTATTCCTGCGGATGCTGCTGCAGAAAACAGTGGACTTACCGCAGGTCTTGTCAGTGGTGACATTAACCTCGGTACAACATCGGCTGACGGTAGTGCAGCTATCGCACTTACTTCTGCAAATGTAATCGAATACATCACTCTCTGCGAACAGGTCGCAGATGAACAGAACTGGCCTGATGAAGACAGGTATATGGTTATTCCTGCCTTTATGAAGCAAAAGGCTCTTAACTCTGAGCTTAAAGACGCATCCGTTATGGATGATGGTAGATCAAGGCTCATTAACGGTAGACTTGGCATGATAGGCAGCTTCACGCTGTATCAGTCTAACCAGGTGGTTCCTGTAACAGAGACAGCGGCAAAGTGTTTTAATGTACCTTTTGGTCACAAAAAAGCGCTTACGTTTGCATCTCAGCTTGTTAAAGAAAGAATCAAAGAACTCGATGATGATTTCGCTAGCAAGCTTCAGGGACTTCATGTCTACGGCTACAAAGTAGTTAAGCCGGAAGCTCTTGGAAATCTCTACGCAAAAAGAGGCTAATCATAACGGCGGAAGTTTTTTGGCTTCCGCCTTATTTAAAGCCTGGAGGCATATATGGCTAAAAAGTTTAAACAGAAAAAATACATGGTTAACAACAAGACCGGAAAATGGGTTCCTTTCAATGCAAAAATACTTGCAAAGACTTCTATGCATTTGATGTTTGAAGGGCAGGAACCGGATGATGAAGACTATGAAACTGGAGCTGAGCCGGCCAAAGAAGGTTACAGTGTTCCAGATGTAATCCCTCAGTTCCTTAAACAGAAAGAAACAGGTAGATTCTTTGCTTTTTCACCAGAAATGGCGTCACGTCCAGATATGGAAGTAGTTGACGGTGTTCCAGACGAACTTAAAAAAGTTTCAGAAGATGCTAAGGCTAGAGCTGAAAAGGCTAAAGCTGAAGAAGAAGAGGCTGAGAAAAACAAGCTTCTCAAACAGAGCGAAGCAATGGGCCTTGCTCTTAAAGATGCTCTTAGTGCAGGTGTCGGTAGCCAGACGTCAAGCGGTACACCTAGCGGAACCGAAAAAACCTCAACTCAGCAAATAGAGCCTTCTACAACTGACCCAAAAGGTCAAGAGGCACTCAAGGGACTCACTGATGAGGAGATAGAAAAAACTCCTTATAAAGAACTTAAGACTATGCTGAGCGGCAGCTTTACAGGAAATCCTTCGACAGAAGAACTCATTGTTATAGCAAAGCAGCTCAGAGACAGTCTCGGAAAATAAGGTTCACTTAAAAGGATTATAAGACATGCCATCAATAAAGGTTTTTCAAATCATTGACGATGTTGCGAGACAACTACTTGACGATGATAACGACAGGTGGACACGCGAAGAGCTCAATACATGGCTTAACGAAGCTCAGCGTGTAACAGTCGTGCTTAAGCCAAATGCCGGAGCTCTGAATACGAATATTCGGCTTGTACCTGGTACAAAACAAGCTCTGCCAGTTGATGGCGTGTCTTTGTTAAAAATCACAAGAAACATGGGCGCTGATGGTAACACCCCGGGGCGCACTATCAGCATCGTAGATCAGCAATCCATAGATACTTTGAATCCTGATTGGCATACAGACGATGCCGACAATTCTGTCGAGAATTACGTCTATGACGCACAGAACGACCCTAAGACATTCTATGTGTACCCTCCACAGCCATCGGCTGATATGGGCTATATAGAGCTCGTCTATTCAGCTATTCCGGCTGATGTTACAGACGATAAACAGGCTGATCCACCGACAGCTACTATTTCCATAGCTGATGAGTATGAGCCAGCAATAAAGAACTACATGCTTTATCGCACATATGCTAAAGACGGCGATACGCCAACAGGTTCAGCAAAAGCAGGTGCTTATTGGGATCTCTTCCTGCAGATCCTCGGTGTGAAGGAAGCAAAAGAAGTACAGTTTGACCCTAATGTGGTCGTGGGGATTAAATAATGCAAAAGCTTGATGTATTCGTAAGTGAAGTATTGCTTGAATGCGAAGGTTGTTCTAACCTTGTTGCGAAAAACTTCATAAAAAGCGTGATTCAGGATTTCTGTGAAAACACACATGCTTACATCGTTAACCTTGATACTTTGTTTATATTTTCAGGGATTAGACAATACGAGCTTAGCGCTCCTGCAAATTCTATTATCATCGGGATAGAAAGCGTAGATCGTGACAATAACGCTTTCAGGAACTACACATACGATCATGTCACATTCGAGCTTGACTCAGTACCTAATGAAGACTTCCAGCTCAAAATTAAAGCAGCAATCAAGCCTACTCCAAACGTAACAGAAGTGGAGGACAGGTTTTACAATATATACAGCGCAGCTATCGTTGCAGGCGTCAAAGCTCGACTTATGATGCAACCTGCTAAGCCTTGGAGCAATCCAAACCTTGGCATGAAGTATCAGGGCGATTATGACAATTACGTCAGCAAGGCTAAGATATCAATCAATAAGTCAGCTTCTAAACAGAAAGACTTATCAGTACAGATGAGGCCATTCGTATGAGTATACCTACAGTAAGAGTCACTATTACGTTTAGCGGACAGGGTGGGCAGCCTGTAAGCGGAGTAAAGATATTTGCAAAGCTATCTACTCTTGAAAAGTACAATGGGCTTGTTGTGCCTCAAATATACGAGGCTGAGACAGACGAAACAGGCATTGCATACCTTGATGTGTTTCCTAACGAGCTTGGATCGGAAGGATCCGAGTATAAAATACAAATAGTAGACTCGGAGAACGGCTTTTCAGAGAAAATCACCGCCGTGATACCAAACATGGATTGTAACCTATGGGAGATTACAGATCTTGAACCGTACAATAAATCCTATGCCGGTGCTGAGTTTACTGTTGAAGTACTGACGGCAAGAGATGAGGCAGTGGCTAGTGCAAATGCTGCAGCTCAATCAGAGTCTAATGCATCATCGAGTGAATCTACAGCCAGTAATGCTGCAAGCACGGCTACAACACAGGCTAACATAGCGACTACAAAGGCAGATGAAGCAAACACGAGTGCTTTTAATGCTGGACAGTCCGAAGCTAACGCAGCTCAATCAGAGAGTAACGCAGCACAATCCGAATCTAACGCGGCCGGATCAGCGACAACCGCAACGGATAAAGCAAGTGAAGCTAGCTTATCGGCAGATACGGCAACTACGCAAGCTGGTATAGCAACGGCAAAAGCGGATGAAGCAAGCAACTCTGCCACGACTGCCACAGAACAGGCTACAACCGCTACAACAAAAGCTGACGAGGCCAGTAGTTCTGCAAGCTCGGCTTCAAGCTCTGCAAATAGCGCTTCTGATAGTGCGTCAGAAGCTGAAACATATAAGGACCAATCAAGAGCATGGGCTACAGCAGCAGAAGATATTGAGGTTGAATCAGGTTATTATTCTGCTTTTCATTGGGCGCAAAAAGCTTCTCAAAGCGCAGCAATAATTAATCCTTCTTCATGCTGGCTAAAAACAGATGATGTTAATGCTTCAACACTGAATAATAAATCAGAGTCTGAATTAAGTGTCGATAACTCCGCAAAACTTGGCGGTATCCTTGCCAATCAGTATAAGAGAATATTATCAAATAATGTTGAAGTCACTGTCGGCACTGGTGGGGACTTCCCCACTATTAACGCAGCTCTTGAAGACCTCTGCAGAGCGTATTCACCCGTGTATCTCGCCGGGGGAAATGTGAAAGCTACTATACGCATCAAAGCGGGGTTTGTAATGGCTGAACAGG